TCAGTATAAACGGGGTAAGTATCACTATTTTCTGGGTCAATCCCTAAAGGGGCTAATTGATTTAAAAAACCTCCTACTTGCTTTCTTAAAATCTCAGCTTCTGACCTACTAACTTCAGCCGCTTCGATTTTACCAAGTATTGAATCATTCCATTTGTCGTCCTTCTTATCAAAAACAACACCTAAACCAGCTAATTGACTTTTGAAAATCTCTAATAAAAGTTTCTTTTGTGTTGTTGGGTTTTCAGACATTAACTCATCCATTCTCCAAGTTAAAGCAGTTTGTAAACTCTTTAAATAACTTGATGGTGTTACTTTTTTACCGTCAATCTCAGGGTTTTTAATAACCTTACCCTCTTAATCTTTGGTATAAATTACGTAATCTAAAGAACCACTTTCATCTGATTTTAACCCTACAAATATTTTTAAATCACCGTCCAGTAACTGAACTTCTTCATCAATATTTCCATAAAGCTGTTTATCATCTTTTAATGTTTCAGCCCCTTTAGTTCCTAAACTAATACTTTTTTGTAAAGTAGTTTTTCCGCTTCCAACCGTTCCTTTAATAGCTATTAACTTATTTTCTGGGTCGAATGCTAAATTACAACTTTGTAAAATTCCTAATTGTTGATTTATCTTTAAACCAATAATTTTCACTTCCTTTTGCTTTTCCATTTGCTTATTCCTTTAAATCCTTATCTACAATTTCCATATTTAGCGGCTTTATTACCTTGAAAAAAAGACGTGTAGTTAAATCCTTCTTTCCGTTTAGATAGTCCGTTAAACTAGCTCTTCTAATCTTGTTATCGTCAGCGAAGCCATTAACACTACCATTTTCTTTAATCTTCTTTTTTATCTTCTTTCTTAACTCCATCTAATTGTGACATTTTAGTTATTACTTCATCAAACCATTCTAAAACTTGAATTGCTTGCTTTTCTTTAAATTCGTTAGGGTCGTAATTCGGAACAAAAACACCTAAAGTTGGAACAGCTTTATTATCTGCTTCAAAAACTTCACCTTCGTAAAATTCTAAAAGATTACTAAAAACTTCGCTAACCGTTACATCATTAAAACCCATTTCCGTTTGATAACGAATGCCATCTAAACAAATAATGTTTCTTTTTGGTGTCATTTTCTTTTTAGGGCTGAAAAACTTTAACATTAAAATCATTCCTGATTTATGTTCTTTAGCTCCTTTGCAAAATAAACCCTTTTCACCTTTTATTCTATAAAGCTCTTTGAAGTTTATCTGGTCACCGAACCTACCTACCTTTTTTTCTAATTCCATTTCTTGTTCAATTTATTATATTTAGTTAATATTAATTTTGATAAACCCGAATCGCTACCGTGCTTTAAACAAAAGTTATCAGCTTTTATTTTTAAAGCTGGTAAATTTAAACCGTTATTTTTTCGGTTTGTCATTATACTAGATACTCTATTATACTCTTCTTGCTTAGTCATCCTATTTAGTTTTAATTCTTTGTAAAAATACTAAACTTTTTCTTATAAAACTAATTTTAGTAGTTTAATTCTACTTAGAAACCCCATAACCATAAAAAACAGTTTCTTTTCTTCTTGTTTCTTTGTTTCTTACTTCTTTAAATACCATAAAAACATAAGACTTTTGTCTTTCCGCTTGTTCATCTGCTGCTCTTTTACATTTAAAGCCTTCAAATAATTTTGTGCTATCTTTAATTTCTACGTTTTCCTGATTCGTTAATTTCATAGTTCTATTATTACTGGTTTATATTTACTTATACTTAAAATTATTTTAGACTTCTTAAAAATAGCCCTCTCTTTTGCCGTCATATCCTTTAAAGCAATTTCTTTTGGCTCTCGTGTTTTATTCCTGTTTGGAGGGTAGTTTTTTTTAGTTTTCATTGTTCGGGTTCAATTCTTATTTGGTAGGGTGTTTTCATTTTGATTTGTTTTAATAAAATTTAAAGATATTATTAAGGTTTTTGAATTTACACTTATAAACTCTACTGTCTGAATCAACCCTGTAATAAATGTTGTCTTCCTTAAATGGTTTATTGTCATACCCAACAGCCGAAAAAAAAGAATGTACTTGTTTAAAGTTTTTTTTATTCATTGCTGAACTACCAATACCCCTAAACCATTCTTTAAGAAGTTCAGCATCTTTATTATCAATTATTTCTTGCGGTACTTTATTCATATCGTTTGTTTTAGTTACTTCGTTAATACCCTACAAATATACGCAACCTTTAACCTTTAAACCTAATTTTAGTATTAAAAAGATTCTAACACATACCTAACTACCTTAAAATGAGGGTGTTTAATTTTTAATTACCCCTTAAAACAGCATTAACATAATCAGACCATACAAAATCCTTAATCTTTGCCTCTTTACATACTAAAGCGGTTAGTATCTCTTTAAGAGCAATGTTATAAATCCTAACATCCCAAAAGTGATTCTGATGTGAGTTAGATTTCTTCACCCAACGAGTACCCGTAAGTTCTCCCGATGTACTTTCTTGCATAACGCGGTCTTCAGCTTCGTAGTGCTGGTAATAATGCTTATAAGTATACTTACCCTTTTCGGGTAAAGGAAAGTTCATAAAACCGCTTGGCTGGGGTGTTTCACCGTCATTTTTCCATTTAAGCTCAATACAATCGGCTAAATCATCCTTTAATTGGTTAACCTCAACTAAATAAAGGTCTTTTCGCTCCCTAGATTGCTTAAAAACTGGCGTATCAATACCGTGTCTTCTATATTTATCGACATCTTTACCCTTTAAACCAAGTACATAATGGGGTGAACTTGCTATAAAATCATAAGCATAACTTGTGTAATGCCCCGTATCAACCCCAGTTATAAAGACTTTCATCTTTCTTCCCGTATCGGTTGTGTAAATAGTATCTAAAACTTTGTTGTATTCATCCCAAACATTACCAGCTTCGTTGTTTCTATACGTCCACTTCTCCCTATCACTTGCCGCTTTTTGTTTTTGGGTTTGGTTTGGTATAAATGTTCCAATACTTCCAGCATCTACCGAATAACTACTTCCGTTTTCAGTCCACGCTAAAACCTCATAATCCAAACGGGCATCTTCAACAACACCGTTTAAATCACAAGCACAAGTTAAAAGAACAATTAACCCATTTCCGTCCACTTCACTCATTCGTTCGGGAAGTGTCATAATTTCGTACTCCCTTGTATTTTCTTGTAATTTATTGGATTGTATTTCCCGTCCAGTTTCTTCAAACGTATCACCTAGAACCAAGTTAGTAAAAGTTTGCATTTCCTTAGCCTTTTGAGGCTCACCAATCGGGTTTGCTTTCAAATATTGCCTAACATACCTTTCCCAATTATACATTCCGACTGGAGCATATAAAGCCGATAAATGATAACTAAAATAACCCTCTTCACTCGGAACTGCTGTTGGTTTCCATTCCCCAGCTAGTAACATTTCTTGTTTCTTGTTGTCCTTAAAAAAACCAAAACAAGACTGACAAGTATAACCAACCGACCCGTTAATTAATTTCCCGTGTTCGTCTACATCGTAAGTAATTCCAGCCGTTTTACCGTCTACCTTAAAAGTCCATCTTAAATCGATATAATCCCCACAACAAGGGCAAGGAACGTGATACTTTCTTTGGTCACCTAATAAATAAACGGGTTCAATATTTGAGGTCTGTTTTACCTCTGGAGTTGAAATATAAAACAACTTCATTTTATCGTAGTAAGCCGCAAAACGTTGTTCAATCATTTCGGTTGTACTTCCCGATTCTTTTGTGCTTTTTCTTGCTGCATCAAAATCATCTATAAAACCATATCTTACAGAACGTTGTCTTAACAACTTATGATTTCCCGCAGAACCAGCCGTTAAACTACCCCCCGCAAATTCCTTACTTTTTGAAGTATCACCCGTCCTTTGGTTCTTTTTCTTTATTACATTTGGTCGTATCATTTTACGCAAACCAGTACTTTCAATCATCTGGTCAATCTTACCATTCATAGCTTCACCAGCCAAATCAGCGTGACCCGTTAAGAATAAAATATTCCCTGGACTTTGTGAAATAATATAACCTATTGAGTTTTCAATAACACCAGTACTAAAACCAATCTGAGCACCTTTCATAACGGCTACTATCCTAGCTGGATGGCTTGGGCTTAGAGTATCTAAAACCTCTTTTAAGTAAGGGGTATAATCAAAAGAAAACTTTCCAGCTCTACTTGAAACATCCGAACTCATTACCCTATTTTGTTCAGCCCATTCTGAGGGTAGCATATCACTTAAAAAATACTCTGAAGCATCTAGTAATTGATTTATCTGAAACTTTACTTTATCTTTTTCCATTCATTATATTTATTAAAACAATTCCTAACATCCGCTAAGTTGCATTGAAACGCAACAAAGCTCGGTGTTATGCACCATTTTTCTTCTTCAACCTCTCGTGTCTTTTTCTATGCCAATCTTCACTTTTAGTCATTAAGTATATTACATAACATTCATTAATCTCATCAGCAAACCAATCGTGTATTTTAATCCAAATCTTTCTCATAATCTAAGTTTTAAACGGTGCATAACACGGTATATATTTTATTTCGTTCCTCAACAAATCATATACAATTCGTTAGTTGCAATGTTGCCAATCACACACAAATGATTTAGGTATATGTAAGAATAATTCTGTTTGGCTCATCTTAGGGCATTTAAACGCTTGTATAACATTACTAATTCCCACCCACAAAAACACAGCAACTAACAAAAAATATAGTGCATTGCTAATGTTTTCTTTAATGTATTTCATCATAATTCAAAGTTTTATTTTATTTATTAATTTTCTGAGGCAACGCACCATATTCAAACCGTTAGTAATCAGTTTTTATAGGGGATTCATATCCACAATCAACACATCTAAATTTTCCGTCAGTATCAGATTGCAAGTTCCATACGTGTTTGCAAACCGAATTACTAACATTAAATAAATCACATATTGCCTCTGTGCTTTCGTCTAATGTTTTTTGCCCTACTTTAAACCTTAGTAGTATGTTTTCTATTTTTATCTTGTTTTCCATACGTGTCTTATTTTAGTCATTAGAAAATCATTTCCCATTTATTGCATACTCATCTACAACGTGGTCTATCCCACTTCTACTAATCTCTAAACTATCCTCAATAGCTTTGTTTACAACAGCAATTAAATCACCTCTCATTTTTGCCTGAGCTGGTTTATCAACCCCATAACTTTGAGCCATCTCAACAACAAAGTTTTCAGCCGCTTGGTGAAATGCCGTTGTTAAACTTTTTGAATGTTGACCGAAAAGAATCATAACTAATTCAGTAGGAATCAAAACACCGTTTAGTTTATTCAACTTTATTAAAGATATCTTATTTGAATTTTCTAAACTCTCAATCTCTAAAAGTTTTTTCTTCCTTTCCAAGTTATGGGTCGCAATTGCATTTTCATTAATCGCTTCATCCTTTGCACTAATAACAACTTTCTTTACTACCGATGCTTTTGGTAAAGGTGCTGTTGGGGTTTTTATTGTTTTGTTTTTCTTTTTAGGGGGGTCAGGTGCTGGAGGGGTGTGTTTAAATTCAACCTCATCTTCTTCAACTACCAAAACCTCCTTTAAAAGTTTCTTGTTATGTTTAGCTATACACTTATCCAAGTAATCCTGATTGATACTTAATGATGTATCAATCTCATTATTAGTATTTAATATCACTTTCTTTCGGCTAATATAAGTACTCAACACTTGATGAGTTATAAAAGCTATTTCTATAAATTCTTTCTTGCTAAATCTTGGCATCTAATTATTTAAAAAACTTAAATCATTTACTTTTTCTTCCTTAGTTTCTTCCGCAACTTGGTAAGCCGTTTTAGTTTTCTCAAACCTCCAAAATGCAAACGCTGGTTCTTGCATCCTTTTTAAAAGCGGAATGTAAATATCTGGGTTTCTTCTATTCTGCAATACAATACCAACAACTATATCATCATTTCGGAACACGTCCCTAACAATATACTTTTCATCTTGCTTAATCCAAACAGGAAAATTCTTTAAAACCGCAACCCTGTTTTCTGGTTTGATTGAAGCATCTTTACAAAGTACCTCATCTCCTATGTCTAATAAATCGCTCATTGTTTAATTGTTAATTCCTCTCCAGTTAATGCGTGGTATAGGTTTTGTAATTGGTGGACGTGTTTTAATTCTTTTGCGTATCCAGTATAAGGAGTTAGTAACATTGTCCCTCCAAGTCTTTTTTCTTCGATAGGGATTTTTACATAGTCGTTAGTCCAATACTCATCCCCTACAGCATTAAACCCAAACTTAATTAGCCACTCTTCCGTTAGTGGGATTGGTTGCCAATCAGATATAGGGCAAAGCTCAACACCTTCTAATCCACCTACACCACATTGACCGTCTATCATCTCAACTTTTGAAGGGTTGGTAGTTTTCCAATTAACTAAATTCCCAATCCTCAGTTCTTTTGCTTCTAATTTTTCCATCTTGTTTTAATTTTTATTTCCTTGTATACTACTTAAAACCCTTTATCAGCGTTGTTTTGTTATTCTTTATACTGGTAAAACCTCCTAACGTTATCTGATAGGAGGTTTTAATATGCTAAGTCGTATCTACGCTTAACCATTTTTTAGGTGTACTATTTCATACACCACGCTTCGAATCAGAATCATAGTCGAGGTAAAATAGTGCTGCCGATTTTTTACATCGCTCTACCTCTAATATTTTTACCCAGTATATTATTTTTATTATTGCCAATTCAAGTACAATAACAAAAAACCATATAGGGCAAAAGCATATGAATATTTTTATTAACATTTTATTTAATTTATTTCCTTGTATACTACTTAAAACCCTTTATTAGCGTGGTTTTGTCGTTTTGTATACTTACAAAGTTACTATTTTTTTTTTACAACGTATACACTAGGGTATACAAAAGTCAATTTTTGGGTAGCTATTTATCAAATTGGAGTTGC